ATGTCTACACCGCAAAACCAACGGTTACCAACCAGCCCATTAATTGATAACACGGGACGGCCAACCCGCGCCTGGCAGTTGTTTTTGCTTAATTTGTTAAACTTTTCAAGCGCACCAACAGCTACGGCTGGATCAGCTACCTTGCCTGCTAACCCAGAAGGGTTTATTGAGGTTACAGTAAACGGTGAATCTAAAAAAATACCTTATTACAACCTATGACTGAAACTCAAAATACGATTATTGTGCGTGATGCGGTTGAGGCAGATTTGCCAATATATCTGCAATTAAGCGCCGATTTTCATGCCGCATCGCCTATGCAACGGGTGTGTGAGTTTGAGCCAGAGGGTTTTAAAGAGTTTGTATTAGGCGCTATGGATAACCCAGATATTTGCATTTTGGCTGCAGAACTAAATGGTGAAATTGTTGGAATTACTGGGGGCATTATTTACCCTCTTTATTTTTCCCCGTCCCATAAGGTCGCACAAGAATTATGGTGGTGGTTAACGCCCGCAGCTAGAGGCTCTGGGGTTGGTAATAAGATGTTTAAACATTTACAATTGTGGTCAAAGGAACGCGGAGCAAAAACCATTTTTATGATTGCGCTAGAGGATGAAAGAGCGGAAAAAATGGAAAAGGTTTACTGTCGGGCGGGTTTTGAGCCCATGGAGCGTACATTTATGAAGGGGATTGAATAATGGCCGTAGGAACAGGTACCGCAATAGCGATAGGAGCCGGCGCAGGTTTAATTGGCGCAGGGATGAGTGCAAGTGCTGCAAGAGGCGCTGCGCAAACGCAAGCAGACGCAGCAAATCGTGCTATGGACCAAGAGCGAGCCATGTATGGACAATCCAGAGAGGATTTAGCGCCATACAGAGAAACAGGCTATACCGCTTTAAAAGACATAGAGCGGATGAAACCGTTTTTAACGGCTCAATTTGGACCAGAACAATTTGGACAATATTTAGACCCCAGTATGGCGTTTCGCCAGCGTTTAGGAACACAGGCAACCGAGCGTTTAGCCAATGTTGGAGGCGGCGCAATAAGTGGCAATACTTTGCGCTCCCTAGCTGATTATGGTCAAAACCTTGCATCTACCGAATATGGCAACGCATTTAATCGATTCCAGACTGAGCGTGGCAATATTTATAACACCCTAGCCAATATTGCTGGTATGGGCCAACAAGCCGTAAATACTGGTGTAAATGCAGGGCAGAGTTTTGCAGGACAGCAAACCGGATTAATTACCGGTCAAGCAGCTGCACTAGGCGCTGGAAATGTAGGTGCTGCAAATGCATATGCGCAAGGAGCCGGCAATATTGGAAACATGGCGTTACTATCCTCGTTTATGCGTCCACAAGCAGTTACTCAACCATCCCCAATGGGTGGTCCGCAAACAGGCCAAATATATAACCCTGTAGCTATAGCATAAGGAATTATTATGGCAATTAACATTAAACCAGACATTTCTTTAAGCGCTAAAGCGCCGGCAACATTAACTTTGCCAGAAATAGTTGGATTAGCCCGTGGTGCGCAAGCATATCAGCGGGAAAGCGAAATATTTCCTGAATTAGTACAACAGGCACAAATCCAAACGCGTACAGCAGCAACAGGCGAAAAATCGGCTGCATTTACTTTTGATAAAAACCAAAGTGATGCCCTTATGGGAATAGTCGGAGGCTATCGAAATGACCCGCGCGTTATGTCTGGTGATGCAAACCAAGCAATTGATGCATTGACAGAAATTAAAACCAAGGCAATAAACCTTGGGATTCCGCCTGCAGTAGTAGAAAAAATTTCATCAACTGCTACGCAAATAGCTATTAATGACCCAAAAAACCTTGCTCAATATATTGACAATGTCATCCAAACCCAAATTGGACCTACTGGCCAACAAGGATTGCAAACACCTCAATTAGTAACTTCAGGTGGCCAAACTGGCATATTCCGTGGTGGTCCAGCTACTGTGACAACATTACCATTACCTGGCGCAGCACCCGCGCCCGCTGGAGTTACGCCAGCAGACATGACTGCCCCAATTCAACCAAAACCAGCAGCTGCAGGCCCAGCACCAGGTATTACGCCAACATCCCAAATGATGCAGCCAGATACAGGCCGACTGCCTTTGGCTTATCCCGTGCGGCAGGCTGGCGTTCCGTTTGCTGCGCTCCCGCAAGAAGAAACAGACCGCACCGCTGGCAGCCAATACCGAAATGGTTTAGTTCAGCGTCAGTCTGAACTGACAACCGCAAGGCGTAATTTACAAGAAGTTGTTAGGACCGCACAAAAACTGCAAGAAGAATCTACATTGCCAGAAACCGGTCCTGTTGGTGCTATTAAAAGAAAATTTGCTGATATTGTTGGTGATCCAACTTATAAACAATTATCTAAAGACCTGGCTAATGTGCAGATTTCTAACATTAAAGCCGTTGGTGGCTCATTAGATACGGTTGGCGGTCAACAATTGATTCGCATGGCAAGTGGTGACGAGACATTCCCACCAGATGTATTGCTAAGTATTGCCCGCCGCGCCGATGCCGATATTACCAATCTTGACATGATGGCAACCGGAATGCAAAGACATACCCAAAAATACGGGGATGCTAACGCTAAACGATTCCAGCAAATGTGGTCAGCAAACGCAGACTCTCGTATTTTTGAAATTATGAATATTGCGCGTGATGTTAAAGATGTTAATAAACGCAAGGAATTAACCGACAAGTTGCTTGGTGATATGGATGACAACCAACGCAAAGACCTGTATCGTAAATACAACAATTTAGTAAAATTAACAAATTCAGGTGATTTGTAATGCAAGACATTGGCCAACTTATATTAGGTGGCTCAAAACCGCCATCCCAGCAACCGTCTGGAGATAGTTTTCGTTTTGAAAATTTGCAACCCACACAGGTGCAGATGGCGGTAAAACGGTTTACTGATATGGGATACAACCCTAATCGATTACAAGAGATATTAACTACTCCTGAAAAATTTAATAATTACCCGCTAGAGGTTCGTAAACAGTTTTTTGAATTGTCCTCTGGATCGCAGCCAGCAATGGCTAGGCCGTACACTAACGAGCCCGTAACTACAGAGGTATTAAATAAACCGGCCGCTGCGCAACCAGCTATGCGCCAAGCTGTTGCCGACCCTATCGGTGACATGATTTTAGGAAAACCGGTAGAAGTTAAGACAACCGAGCCACCAGCCCGTAAAGTTGGCAAAGTTAAAGACATGAACGAGGCCAGCCCATTAACTCAGTTTGGCCGTACTGCTGCTAGTTTTTATGACGCAACCATTGGCAGCGTTGTTCCAGGGATTGTAGAGCCAGTTACTTATGCAGGAGCCCGTGCAATTGGCAAAACGCCAGAGCAGGCTAAACAAATAAGTACGGCAGCTGCTGCGCCGTTTGAGGGCGGAATGGGCAAGACTTTTGGCGTAACAGAAACTCCAGAATATCAAAGCGAGGCAACCCGCCGCTTGTTTAATTTTGTTGGTGAAAATTTCCAAAAGGGCGCTGCGTGGATTGCTGAAAAAACAGGATTACCGGCTACCGATATTGAAAACATGATGGGAACTGTTGCAGCCGGTGGTGGCGTAAAAGCTGCGCCAGCCGTACAACGCGGAATTGTTAAGGGTGCAGAAACCGTAGAAACTGCTTTAGGAACTGCAGTACCAAAAGCCCCAGAGGCACCTAGAATTGAACCAACTTTAGCCGGCAAACCTAAAGTAACTTATGCAGAGTTTCAGGCTCAATTACAAAACAAACAAGGTGGAACGGCTGCAACATTACCACCAGCGCCAAAAATACAAACCCCGACAATGCCTGCACCAACCAATACGCAGCCATTCCCAGAAGTTAAGTACGCACAAAAGGGCAGCGTAAATCTGCCAGAGCAAGAACAACGCAAGCAAATACTGGCTCGTGTTGGCTTAGAAAACGCCCGTCAATCCTCTATTTTGGGTGACGGTTTTGCTGCGGCTAACGAGTTTCAGACTAGCAAAGTAGACGCTCCCGTAGGCCAGCTTTACAGGGATACACTAGCCAATGAGCGGGCTACATTAGAAAACTTTGGCCAAAAGATTGTTGAGCGCACGGGCGGAACTTTAGGCCTTGATGAAACTTCTTTATATGACCGCGGCACACGAATTGCACGGCCTTTTGATGATTTTAAGAATGTACTGCAAACTCAAATGGATCAATCGTATGCCCAAGCTAAACAAGTAGCTGGAACGCAGCCAGCAGTTATACCAAGCGACCTACAAAAATTCTTAGATACAAATTCTAACTTTACTGTAAACGACAGTTTTATGTCTTTGCGCCGCGGAGTTGAAGCGCATTTAAAAGAAAATGATTTATTGGATGCTAACGGCAAAGTTAAACCAATGACGGTAGAACAAGCTGAAGGACTGCGTAGATACATTAATTCAAACTGGAATAATGAGCGTTCTGGCATTATTGGCCGTCTTAAAGATAAAATTGATAATGATGTGACGAAAGTTGCCGGTCAAGATGTTTATAAAAAAGCTAGAGACATTCGTACCAAAATTGCTCGCTTGTTAGATGATCCAAAAGGCGTAGCCAAGATTATGGATTATGATCCACAATCCCCAATGAATCGCGCCGTACCGTTTGAAAAGATTGCCTCAACCGTGGAGCGGATGGATGTAGACCAGCAGCGGCATTTAATTAAACTGTTAAAAGAAATGCCAGACGAATTACGGCCCCAAGCAGATGCAGCAATTGCAGAAATTAAAGCCCAGTTTGCTAATCGCATATTGCAAGAGGGCTCTAAAAATAAGGGTCAATGGAATGCAGGCAATATTACAAAATACTTAAATGACAACAATCGCAAACTTGGCGTATTGATGGAAGATAAAGAATTGGCCCAGATGGTTAAAGACTTGCATGATGCTGGCCATTTGGTCAAATATGACGCGTCCTACCCTGGCGCAGCAATACAGGCTCACAATTTAATTCGATTGGGCGCGGCACCGTTATTGGGAACTTTAGGAACCTCAGTAGGCGGAGCGGTTGGAGGTGCTTTTGGCGGTGTGCCAGGCGCTGGAGTTGGAGCGACTGTTGGCGGTATGTATGGCGCAAAGAAGGGTGTGGCAATGGCAGAAAAATCTGCATTAAAACGCGCTCAGAAAAAAATGGTTCCCCTCAAAGATGTTGGTAAAGGACAATAATTATGGCAGTCAATCTATCCCCCATAGGCAATGGTTTTCAGTTTTTTAACAATGATGGCCTGCCTTTAAACGCTGGTAAGATTTTTACTTATCAAGCTGGATCAACCACCCCGCTTGCTACCTACACGGACTCTAGCGGTCTTATTGCTAATACCAATCCCATTATTTTGGGTACGGATGGCCGTCCACCCTCTACCATTTGGCTAACGCAAGGTTTTTTCTATAAATTTGTTTTAAAAGATTCTAGCGATGTAACCATACAGACCTATGACAATCTGTATGGAATTATTGGCGCAACTCCACCGGCTGCGACCCCAGTACCGTCTGGCGGTATTTTATTGTGGTCAGGGTCAATTGGCTCAATCCCTGCTGGTTATGTATTGTGTAATGGTTCAAACGGTACGCCAGACCTTAGAAATCGTTTTGTAGTTGGTGCTGGCTCTACTTATGCAGTCGATGCAACTGGTGGATCAACCGATGCTGTACTTGTTTCGCATACGCATACCGCAACATCGGTTGTAACCGACCCAACCCACAACCATAGTTCGCAAGGAAATGGCGCACCTAATGGTGGTGGTGCTGGTAATGTTTATTCTTCAGGAACAGGAAATCAACCTGGATATGCAACAACTTCTGCTTCAACAGGAATTACTGTTGCAACAACAAATACAACAGTTGGCGTAAGCGGAACTAACGCTAATCTGCCTCCTTATTATGCTCTTTGCTACATAATGAAAACCTAATATGGAATGGCAGACTATTATCAATATTGGCCTTGGATGCTTGGTTGCGTCCATTGGCTGGTTTGCTAGAGAACTCTGGGATTCTGTCAAAGAGTTGCGCAGAGATATACATCAGATAGAAAAAGATTTACGGGAACTTTATGTGCGCCGCGATGACCTAAAAGAAGTACGGGTTGAGATGGCCGCACGATTTGACAAGCTGGAAAGTATCATGGCCTCGTTTTTTGACCGATTAAACGACAAGGCAGACAAGTAATGGATGTGCCATACAATAACGGGAAAATTAAGATAGGTTCCGAATACTACCTAAACCCGTTAAGGCCAAAATACATTGAAAATGACGAAGATATGTTGGAGTTGCAGAGTTACCTAATTCACGACCCGCGCATACTAAATCAGCAGTATTGGGCCAAAAGGATTTATATAGTAATCCTTTTATTTATATTAACCATCATGCTCATGGCCCATTAAATGTTAACAACCTTACTCAATATGTTTGCTTTATTTGTCGCAATTTTTGCGGTCTTAATTTTTACGGTCTTGTTTGCTTTCTTCCTATTTATTATGTTTGCCTGCGTCTGTATTGGCTGGAAAGAAATCAACTCAACGCCAATAGCGGATATATGGCAAAGACTGAAAAAATGATGATATATGGCAGACGAACTGGGGTTATCGGCTGGTGCTAAAGGCATTAGCGAAGGCATAAAGACGGGGCGAGAAGCCGGTAGAGAAATTGGTAAGAACATTGAGGATGTTCAAAAAGAGGCGGTAGATGTAGCAAAAGAACGGGCAAATGCCAAGATTCGGGAACGCAGAGAAGCGGAGTTAAGGAAAGAGCGGGCAATATTTAAAGCCCTTGAGGAGTACAAACACCGTAAGAAGATTTCCGATGAGGAATACCAGTTACGCATAGATTTTATAAAGAAGTACGGCACCAAAGAATGGCAGAAGTTAATTGACATTAAGGCCGAAATTGAAAAGTTGGAAAAAGAGGACCGCAAGTATTTTGATGCGGAGTTGGCAAAGGTTAAATGGGTGCAGTTCTGGTGTTTTATGGTAGCTGCGTGGATTGCTTATTACATGGTATGGGGGGCTAAAAAATGAATCGATATGACTTACTTGTGGCCACCTGGATGGCAGCAATTTTATTTATTTGTATGGGAATTAATTCATGGATACGCTACTAGGAATATTAAAAAATGTTGCACCTGTATTGGCTACTGCTGTCGCTGGCCCTGCTGGTGGCGCTGCTGTAGGCTGGATTGCCTCAAAACTAGGCATTGATGACGCAACCGTTGAAGGGGTCACCCAGGCGTTAACAGGTAACCCTGAGATGGCCCTAAAGTTAAAAGAATTAGACCTTGAGTACGCCAAACTAGAGGTTGCTGACCGAGACTCTGCCCGCCAGGCATACGCTGCGGTGGCCACCTCTGAACACGCAACAAAGCTGGATAAGGTTGTTGTACCCGTCTTAGCCCTTGGAGTTGTTGGTTTAGCTTTTACCTTGATTGCGGTTTTGATGTTTGTTAACACCCCGCAAGACCAACAACAGATTATTATTTTTGCGCTCGGATTTATTACCAGCGCTGCCGGTCAAGTCTTATCGTTTTACTTTGGCTCAAGCCAAGGAAGTAAAGACAAAACCGAAGAAATTAGAGGAATGCTTAAAAAATGATTAC